GGCTGGAAAGCCAACGATATACTTCGGACCCCAGCGAGCCACCCTATAAGGGCCTGCCGCTCCGAAGTGTGTTTGACCAAACCCCACCCAGTTCGCTCGGCTTCCTTCAATGGTTGCGTTCGAAACACCTATCAGGTGAACCTGAATGTCAAAACAGGTGAGCTTGACAGCGGGACTCTAAATAGGGTGAAGATACCCTACTAGATCCTCTATCCTCTGTAGTTCTCGTCGCTTAGGCAGCCGAGACGCGAGTGGGTGTGCTCGCACCTCACCACCTCGTGACAAGATAGAGATCTAGCAATGACAACTTTCATTTCAATCGCGACAATTTTCATGTCTATGAAATCCATGTCGGCTGCCATTGTAAATCGGAAGTGGGCTTCCCCCGGAGAAATCTGGGGTATGACCCGTCTTCTGATCCTGTCCGTAGGTTTAGTGAAACACATGAGTTCATTTAAGCTGTTAACGGAGCGTATGGTCCTCTTATGGCGCAAGTCGGGGAAGAAATTCCTTGTCCTGTACCTTAAGGAGGCTGTTGCTCACGTTATCGCCTTCTTAAATCACCAACGTCGAGCCATAATCAAGGGCTCGCCGCGGGTGCATTTAAGTAGAGCAGGTCTGCCAACGATCATCCCGGGTCCACTTCGTACCATTATGTGCCTTTTCCGGGCGCACGGTGGTATTGAAGCGGGACTGGTGGTCCGAGCAGTGTTAACCGTGCTGTCGATGTATAGAGTGTTGAACTTTGTGTCAAAGCCAAATTTGGCTACGATCACGGATCCCTTTAACGGGATCTCCCCATTGCTCGATATTAATGAGCTGGGGCGAGTTCTATCTCTGTTTCCTCGACGCGCGATTAAGGGTCTTTCCTGGTTCATCAGTGAGTCCGCGGGTCCTAACGGTCCGCGAGCTACCTGGTTTGCGGGGGCTGATGCCATTGCAATAGTTGAGAATCCACGTCAGTGGTTTCATCTGCTATCGTTCATGGTTATCAACCGACAATACCTAGCAGTAGCATGGTTACTCATGATCCAGCTAATCTCTATTCCAGGGATGGTAGTTCTGGTCATGATCAAAGGCCTAAAGGTTGTTCCATCTAAGTTGGGGCGGTTATCCGCCCTCGACAAGGATGGAGCAGGGAAACGCCGGATCGTAGCGATCACGGATTATTGGACACAGCTTTCGCTCCGTCCACTCCATGATGCTCTTTTCGCCATGCTTAAAACAATTAAGCAGGACGGAACATTCGATCAGTGGAAACCGATCGAAGAGTGGGTTTTACCCCGTGTACGATTAGGTGTTCCTTCCTTTTCCTTTGATCTCTCAGCGGCTACGGATCGCCTTCCAATCGCGTTCCAGGTTCAGGTTTTGTCGATTCTCTTCGGAGATCGACTTGCCCGGGCTTGGAAGGGGCTGTTGGATCGAGATTGGTGGTTCCAGGGTAAAGCCGTCCGGTACGCAGTCGGGCAACCGATGGGAGCGTTAAGCTCTTGGGCAATGTTAGCTCTCAGTCACCATGTGATTGTTCAGCTAGCTGCTATGCGTGCGGGATGGACTACTTGGTTTCCTTACTACGCGATTCTCGGTGACGATTTAGTCATCGCGGACCGTGCGGTAGCGGAACATTATCAAGCTCTGATGCGACATTTGGGTGTTCCGATTAACCTGAGCAAATCTATTTGCTCGGAGGTTGGACTCATCGAATTCGCTAAGCGTTGGGTAAGTGGGACTAGAGGAGAGCTATCGGCAGTTGGTCCAGGATTACTCCTGTCCACCTTCCGAAATCTCTACCTCTTTCCAGTCTTGGTCATTCACCTCTTCGAGCGCGGTTGGATCGCTTTTCCGAAGCAAGTTGAGAATGCAGTAGCATCACTTAAGAAGGTACGACCATCGGTCACACCTACTTTTATGATGATGCTGTATGTGACTATTGTTGGCCCATCGGGGCTGCTTCGTAACGGACGCCAACTGGCGGCTTTCGCCGAGAGTTGGTTCGAATCCGTTGCGCGGCTCCCGATGAGTTCTGCCATCGGTTACGTCATCCTAGCCTTCAAGGCTTTGGTTGAACGTGAGATGGCCAACAAATCTAGAACTGCTATAGAGAATCTAACCTACTTCGCCCATCATTGGGCGGAGCGGCCGATCCTCCACGGAGGACTAGTCACAGGGTTATTCTCTTTACCCTTGATACTGATTTCGCCTGGTTTTTGGGTTTACCTTACTACACTATGGAAAGGTCGGCATCCCTCATTCACCTTCTCTCTCAACCTAGCTGGGTTACTTAACCCAGATTTGGCTGGTCGAGAAGATGCTATCAAGTTTGACCTCCTGGGTGTTACCTCTCTGTGCTCCATTGATTGGAGCGACCGAGAGACTATCCAGGCGCAGCTTGGGCTGTCCGTCAATCTCTGTAATGAGATTGAGAAGCTGATCGATGCTGACCTTCGTGCGAGTTCGGAGCGGGCATTAGTGGTCGTGACCGATCCTGTCGAGCCAGTAGTGGAGGAATTCCACGGCTGGTACGACGGGTTCGATCCCGACGAGCGCATCCCTTTCGGGGATGAGCTTTTACACGATGCCCTGTCCCGTTCGCTCTTAGGTGTCCCATCGTTAGCTAAACAACCTTCTGCACCCGGGCCTAACAAGCCTCTGGGATAGTCCCGGCCTTGATAGGAGGAAACTCCGACAAGAAGTAAGGCTTTATGCAAACCTACACTTCAAGGTCAGTTAATGACCCCTTCGGGGTGCAGTAAGGGTAACTACATTGGACAGGCGCTGGGCGTCGTAACCGCC